TGTCAAAGCAACCCTCGAGAACCCAACCTTCTCGAGTCAGGTGAAGTCTGAGTGTACCTCGAAGTCTCCAGATTTTGGTTCGAAGTTTGAACCCCCAAAGAACTTTGTGAAGAATGTTCTCAAGACTGGTATCGCTGATGAACTCACGGCACTCTCGAAGTTCAAGGAGATGAAGGAACTCAAGAAGACTGATGGAGCCAGGAAGTCTAAGATTACTGGTATCCCCAAGTTGGATGATGCGAACAAGGCTGGTACGGCGCAATCTGGGAAGTGTACACTCATCGTCACAGAGGGCGACTCAGCAAAGACTCTCGCTGTCGCTGGCCTCTCTGTGGTGGGCCGAGACCACTACGGTGTCTTCCCTCTTCGTGGCAAGTGTAAGAATGTGAGAGACTCTTCGGTGGCTCAATTGACCTCCAACCAGGAGTTTAACGATCTCAAGAAAATTTTGGGTCTCCAACAGGGGAAGGAGTACACAAGTGTTTCGGAACTTCGCTACGGTCGCCTCATGATCATGACTGATGCGGATAACGATGGTTCCCACATCAAGGGTCTCATCCTCAATATGATCCATTACTTCTGGCCAAGCCTTTTGAAACTGAACTTTGTGGTCTCTATGGTGACACCAATCATTAAGGCGACGAAGGGTTCTGAGTCCAAATCGTTCTACACTGACTCTGCATTCCGAACCTGGTATGGCAATGGTAAGGCTGGATGGCGAATCAAGTACTACAAGGGTTTGGGTACTTCTACCTCAGCTGAGGCTCGAGAATACTTCAAGAAGATTCAAGACTTGACCGTGAAGTTTGACGTGGATACGATGACGGATGACTCTATCGTTCTTGCATTTGACAAAAAGAAGGCGGATGCCCGAAAGTCTTGGCTTCTCGAAAGTACTGCCAAAGATGCTGACCAACTCGAGGTACCTTATGGTGATGTGAAGCAGCTGGATATCACTGACTTTGTACATAAGGATTTGGTGAACTTCAGTCTCGCAGACTTGAAGCGCTCTATCGCCCATGTCGCAGATGGTCTCAAACCTTCGCAGCGTAAAGTGATGTACTCTTGTTTCCAGAGGAATCTGACTGCGGAGATGAAGGTGGCACAGTTGGCGGCCTACGTGGCTGAAAAGAGTGCCTACCACCACGGCGAAGTTTCCCTCGCAGAGACGATTGTAAAGTTAGCCAACGACTATACGGGTTCGAACAATATCAACCTCCTCGAACCTTGTGGTCAATTTGGAACACGACTCATGGGTGGTAAGGATGCCTCCCAGACGAGGTACATCTTCACAAAACTCACCAAGGAGGCTCGAAAACTCTTCGATCCCAGGGATGATGCCATCCTCAATTATTTGGATGATGATGGACGTTCCATCGAACCAGACTTTTACATGCCTACCCTTCCCATGGTTCTGGTGAATGGGACGGAAGGGATTGGGACGGGTTTCAGTTGCTATGTCCCACCCTTCAACCCCAAGGATATCAAGGAAAATATCTGGAAAATCTTGGGTGGTGAAGAAGCTGTACCCATGAAGCCATGGTTCAGGGGTTTCAAAGGTAAGGTGTACAAGGATGAAGGAGGTCTGTGGGTGACAGAGGGTACATACAGAGACACCGGATCCAGGCTCAAAGTGACAGAACTTCCTCCGGGTCGGTGGACACAGGACTACAAGGAGTACCTCGATACTCTCATGGAGAAGAAGATGATTACGAGCTACACGAATAACAGTACCACCGAAGATGTAGACTTTGAAATATTTGGGTACTCAGGGAAGGACTTGATGAAAGACCTCAAGATGCGAAAGACGTTCCATGTCTCAAACATGCACCTGTTCCACCCCACCAAGGGAATCCACAAGTACGAGAGTCCCGAAGAAATCCTACGGGACTTTGTGGAGTTGCGACTCGAACACTATAAAAAGCGAAAGGCACATCTCATCGATGTCCTCGAAAAGAGGGCTGAGATGTGTAGTCTCAAGTCAAAGTTTGTGACGATGGTCATCGAAGAAAAGTTGGTGGTCTTCAAGAGAAAGAAGGTGGAACTTGAGAAAGAGATGTCTGGACACTTCCCGAAGATCGAGGGTTCTTGGGACTATCTTCTCAACACGAAGACGGTCGAGTACACTGAAGAACGCGTCAAAGCCCTCATGGATGAAGCGCGACAGGCAAATGTTGAATTGGAGCGCATGCTAAAAACGAGTCACATCACGATGTGGAAGAATGATATTAAAAATATGTGAGCAGTAAGTAGATATGGGTGAGGCTGCTAAAATTTCCCTCAAAGCTATTGGAAAGCAGGATACACACCTCCTTTCCAAAGACCCAGACGAATCATTCTTTAATTACGAATCACAGCGACACTCAGAGTTTCGAAAATACCACCGGTCTCGTAAAGTTATCAACAATGGAAATATCGCTGGATGGCCATTCGCACAAACGATTAAAGTGCCATTCAATCCTACAAACATGGGTGATCTCCTGAGTAACATGTGGTTGAGTATTACCATGCCTGGTATCGCGAATGGGAACTATGCGGATCAACTGGGGCGACATATTTTGAAGAGTGTGACGATGTTCGTGGATGATATTGAAGTCGAAAAAATCTACGATGACTGGGGAATTATTTACGATGACTTGTACCTAGAAATCTCCGAAAAGGTGGCGAATAGATTCCTTGTAAATCGAAACATAGGTTATGATGAATCGAGTCGAAATGAAGAATATGCACGATCAAGTGCCGATCTTGTCATACCTCTCCACTTCTTTTTTTCGAGAAAGTATGCGAGTGATGAATATTCATCCAACAAGCCCAATCGCCCTTACTTTCCCGTGTGTGCAATCCATCGCCAGAAGATTGAGTTTGAATTTGAGTTTCACCCACAGACATTTTTTACAAATTTTGGTGGAACACTCTCGCTACCCGTATTCGACATCATCACAGAAGAGATTACTGTCACTGCCGAGGAGAGAAATTACCTCGCAAATGAAAAGCAGACACTCGTGACTGACCTTGTGAGGAGACACTCATCAGCGGTAAATGAACTCGGTGCGTCAACGATCGTAAACAATCTCGTACCAAACATCCCAGTTAAATGTATTCACTGGTTTTTACGAAATACCGATTACGAAAATGCGAATGATGCGATCGGTACATCGAGTTTAAATGAACGTATGTTGTTCCAGAACCGATTCAATTTTTCTTCAAATGTAAATTTCGATGACCAGCAAACGTTCTTTTATCCAATCATGGAGTCTGCTAGTTTTTATATCAACGGTAACCGGCTTCCAAACGTCACCAACACGAATCACACCTATTTCAAATATCTTGTACCGTTCAGGAACAGGTTAGCTAGACCAATTAGAAATATCTACACCTATAGCTTCTCGATGAATCCGATTAATGTGGAACCATCGGGGAACTTGGATTTTAGTCAGATACAATCGGATAAAACAAATATAGAAGTGAAATTGGGGGGTGCTCTTGTTGACACAGCAACAAAGACGTACTCTTTGAATATGTATTACACGGGTTACCAGACGTTCATATTTGAACGTGGTTTCATGTCACCTGCCTAGTGAACAATTTAGTTTTGTTATTACTAATATATTCGATGATATTATTCTTGATACACCATTTGATGAAATTCAACTGTGCGAGCGTCGTATGAATTTCATGAGATGTACCCGGAACTACATATGGAAACTTTTCCGATCGACAAAATGGATCAAACAACTTTTTACTGTACCCATCGAGACTCGATTTGTAAGCACAGTGAACGGTAAACAATTTACCATCACGAGTTGTAAATGAAATGTGATTCTTCTTCGCATAGTTGGTGATGAACCATTCAAGATTTCGTAAAGAAATACCACTCGACTTATCTAGGATGTTTAACAATTTAGATCTGTTTTCCTCTGTACTATAAAATGTGTTTATGGATGTTAATAGGATATCAGTTTTACTCATTACCAATCATGGTACCCAAATCTATAAGCCCGTTCGAATACACACACCCCGGACAATCTTTCACATACATTAATTCCGGACTATGATTATGGCTATGATTTCTAGAGAGTGACACACGGTTCAGGCGATTTATTTGTGTCGCATGATGCCTACAATACCCGTTATGAATACCTTTGAATGTACACCGTCTTCCATCTGTTTTCGTTCCTCTGCAGATTGTTCCAGAAAACGTCTCGGGTATATCCTTAAGAAGAAGGTCCTTTGATATTCCGTGTTTTTTTGAAATGATATCGACGTATTCATTCATCATCGCGACGAGTCGTTGATTGATTTCTTCGTCGATGAGAACGTCTATCTTTTCATATCGGCTCATGTCTTACTGGTATTTTGTTCGTATTTTTTAAATAGGTCGTCGATCGTCCCCACTCTGGCCCCTTTAATCCTTTCTCGTAAATCGGCAACCTTTCCAGAATCGTCGAGACCCAATTTCTTACACTCTTCCATCAGTTGTTCTTTTTTCATCGTGCTGAGTGCCGGACCAACCTTTTTCTTTTTTGGTTTATGCTGATCAAGAATTTCCCCGAAAATATCCTGTTTCACATTCTCATAGAGTGGGTCGAGAAGATCACATACTGGGTTGAGGAACTTGTTTTCGAAATAATATAGGTAATCCACGGGTATGTTGTTTTCCTCGACGTACTTCGGATCTTCGGATTTCTCAAACGCCTTTGCCTTGGGATCATCCGTTTTCGTGAGCAGATATGGGACACGATCCCCCGATTGTGGCTCCGAACCCGGTTTACGTTCACGCATTTTGACGACAACTTGAACGTGTGACTGATTGATGTTTACACTCTCGGGGCTTGTCACAGAAACGGGTTCTCCCTTAATCTTGTATGTGTCGGACAGGGACTGACTCAGTACGAGTTTATCATTCGGTACATCACCCGACAGGAGTTCAATCGCTCGCTCTTTCGCGAGTTCCATGGGTGGACCCGGATCACTCGATGTGAGTACAACATCGAGAAGTTCCTTGCACACCTCTCGCACATGAGGTGTATTGTCTCGGCGGACAACCTGGAGTCCCTTGATATCCACATAATCCATGTGCATCTGATCATCCTTTCCCTTTGTCCAAAGTTTAGCCGCGTAACGCTTTTTCGAATACAAAAAGTATGGCCAGTACACCTTCTCGAGTTCCAGATTGTTTGGCTTCTTGAACAGGGCGGAACATTCTTCAGCTGCACGTTCACCAATCTCCCAACTGTATTTAACAGCTTCTTCACCCTTGCGGTCA